GCTGTCGTTGAACATCACCATTTTACTCAAGATACTGAAATGGATGAAACATATAAAATCGGTTGGAACAAATTAAAGGTCGAAGAAGACCGTAAATTATTAATTAAAAAGTTAGAAAAAATATGATAAGTAAAATAATCTATTCAATTTGGCTTAATACGGAAAAAAAACTACCATCGCTGGTGAGTAAGTGTCTTGATTCTGTAAAAAAACTAGATGGATATGAACATATCGTTATTACATTAGATAATTGTTATCACAATAAATATATAGACGAATGTCTATCAAGGAATGATGTAAAGGGATGGGTAAAAGCTGCTGATTATTTGAGGGCTTACTATGTTCATAAAACTGGAGGTATCTATTTAGATGCAGACACAGAGGTTAGAAAATCATTTGACCCACTACTTATTAATGAGATGTTTTTAGCTCACGAGGATAACTTATTTTTAGCTAATGGTATTTTTGGAGCGGAGAAAGGACATCAGTCATTGAAAGAATTTTTAGAGATATTAGATACTTTTGACGGAACAAATGATTTAGTATTTGAAAATGGGATGGAACAATGGACACCTATAATGTATAAAGCTAGGGAAAATGGAAAGGCTACTATTTATCCTCCAGAGTATTTTATTCCATATAACCATCAAACTGGTAAGACTAATATTACTGAAAACACATACACTTATCATCATTATGAAAAAACTTGGGTTTAATAAATTAACAATAAATATATGAATGACAAATTAAAATTGACTTTGAACGAAGCAGGCAGCCTATTATTAGGTGCTGGTTTAGTACAATTGACTAAGGATATTTTAACTGGGTTAATCGTATTTGGAGTTGGAGCAGTGATTAAAATAACAGTAGCTGTTCTAAAGAAAAAAGGAATTGTAGTTACTGCTGAAAATAAATAATTAAAATTAAATAAAATGAACCCTCAAATTAAAATTACACATAATATAGGTAACACAATTACTATTCCAAACGAATTGGATATTAAAACTGTTACTTATATGAGCAGTAATATAGCTGCGGGGGTGACAGCTGTCCCGGTAGATAATACTACTGATTTTACAGATGGAGCCTCAATACTTTTATTGTTGTCATCAATAGGTGCTGAAAACACTGAAATTGTGACCTCAACATCGAATACCGCTCAATCTTTCGTTACAGGGGCTACTGTGATGGCTCATAATCGTGGAGATTCAGTAAGTGAGCTTAAATGGGACCAAATAGAAATATCAAGTTGTGCAACTATTGATGGAACTTATGCGGTTTTAGAGACTAAAACTATATTTACTACTCAACAGAGCACTATTTTTTATGATACAACTGGTCTATCTACTGATTATTATAAAATCCGTTGGAAAAATTCTATTACAGGATTATTTTCTGGATATTCTACAGCAATAGGTGTCTCTTCTTATCCAACAAATTCAGTTAATTCTATTATTTCTCCGGTGCGAAAAGCAATGGGAATAAGAGATGATGATTCTAAAATAACAGCTGAATTCTGTATATCAGCAGTTAATGACGCTAGGAAATTTACAGCTGCTAAACTTTACGGTATTCGTCACGCTTGGCAACAAGAGTTTGAATATCCTATCAAGCTTTTAGCTGGAAATAACTTTGTTGATTTACCTACTAATATTGATTTTATTGAAACTGACAGGTCAGTATTATCTGCAAGATTTGTAGATACTACTTCAACAGGACAAGCAAATCTAATTTATATTGATAAACGTTCTTGGAACAGCCATTCGTTCTCTGCTTCAGGTGGAGACACTTCAGGTGCAACTTTAACAGGAGCCGTTACAATTTCATTAGATGGTGCCGGGGATTTCCCCGATACAACCTCCGGTGTAGCTTACATAGCTACAACAGCATACACACAGGATATAGAAGAAATCGCTTACACCGGAATAAATTTAACAACAAATCAACTTACTGGAGTAACAGGAATTACAAGGGATGTTCCAGAAGGAACTCGGGTTTGGTCGAGACCCACAATTTCACAGCCTATCTACTATACAGTGTTTGGGGATAAGTTATATTTTGACCGAGTAATTCCAGATTCAATGCAAGGCAATAATGTTTACATTGATTATTACAAGAAGATTGATGAAGTTGAAAGTCTTTCTCAAGAGCTAGAAGAGCACTACAGGGAGATTTATAAGTGGTATCTTCGTTACGCAATTAAGTATCGTAAGGATACTGACATTGGAAGTGACGACCCAGATTTAAAGAAGTTTGAATCTTTGATTCAGGCTCTATTCAATAATCTTTATACTGGACAAGCTACCACAATAGTTACAAGTTAATAAAGATATGATTAAATTACCATTTAAAAAATCATCTAGTAATCCAATAAAGAAGGATAGAAAATTTTATCAAGCTTGGATTGCTATGAGATATAGGTGTTTTAATGAGAAAAATTACATTAAGAAAGGTATAAAAGTATGTAGAAGATGGTACAATTTTGATTATTTTTATAATGATTTGTGGACTGAATTCTCAACTCATTATGATATTCACGGAAAAGATACTCAACTAGATAGAAAAAATAATAGAGGTGGATATAATAAAAAGAATTGTAGATGGGTTACACAAAAACAAAACACCAATAATAGAGATAATAGACATATTTTTAAAGGTAAAACTTTAACAGAATGGGCAAAGATACTAGGGGTTAATAGAAGTACTTTAGCTCAACGTTATTATGTTTATAATTGGTCGATTGAAAAGACTTTAATTAATTAACATTGTTTAGTAAAATTTAGAAATTTTCTAAAGTAATACTAACAATATAAACTTATCGCATATACGAATCCGTTGATTCCTTTAGTTGATATTCAACAACAGGAACAGCCAGGCAATGATAGTTCATATCAGTTAATTACCTTCGGTACAATTACTGGTGGAACTCCATATGCAGGTGCAACTTATGCAAATATTTTTGCATTAGAGTGCTTGCTTCAAGATACTGACGGTTCAGCTGTTTATCAGATGACTGGTACAGTTGCTGTTCCAGCTTGGTCAGCAATTGGTTCCGGAGCAGCCGGAGCAACTGGATATACAGGATATACAGGTTATACTGGATATACTGGTTATACTGGTGATGACGGTGCAGCTTCTACAGTTACTGGTCCTACTGGTTATACAGGATACACTGGAGACGCAGGTTCTGCTTCAGACACTGGTGCAACTGGATATACTGGTTATACTGGTTATACTGGTTATACTGGTGATGCTGGTGCAGCTTCAACAGTTACTGGTCCAACAGGTGCAGATGGTGCCACTGGTCCTACAGGTTATACTGGTTATACTGGATACACTGGTGATTCTGGTGCAGATTCTTTAGTTACTGGCCCTACTGGTCCTACTGGAATTGAAACAATAGTAAATGCAATTACTACCACAGTTGGTGGTAGTGCAACTGAGAATTTCTCAGCCGGTGATTTCGCCGATGTTCTAGTTACTGATACTATCTATTTGACATTAGTTGATAATGGTGGAAATAATGTTTCAATTCTTTCTGCTGTTACTAACAATGCTTCTGCTGATATTACTTTCAGTGCAGACCCATCAAGTGATACTATTTTGAACGTGTTGGTTCTAAGACCGTAAACACCAATTTAGTTTTTCTATCCTCCACTTTTTTTTGCGGATGAGTGGAGGGGTAGGCAAATTAATAATACAAATATGGCAAATATAGAAAATATAAAAATACCTTACCCTACAGAGGGGGTAATTCGTTCAGCTCAATTGAGTGATACTGTTTGTCCGGAGAATTCAGTTCAGCTGGCAATCAACTTTCATTTTGATAGGATTGGTTCAATGACTCAAAGACTTGGAGTAGCAACCTACGCTACAACCTTAGGTGGTAGTGTTACTGCTTTTGGAACTTTGAATATTCAAGGAGGAGCTAAAAGATTATTTGCTCAAGTTGGAACTGCTATTTATGCTTGGAATGGTTCTACTTGGACTTCTGTTAGGAGTGGATTGAATACCGATAAGGCTCGGTTCAGTCAGTTTTTAAACAGAACCTGGATGGTAAATGGTAACGATAATGATGACGTAGAAACTTCTAACGGTGGAGCTTTTGATACAACTGACGTTCCAGCAACATTTCCAAAAGGAGATTTTATTCAAGCTGGTTTTGATGGTAGAGTTTGGGTAGCTGATTCATCTAACGATATTCTTTATTACACTGATATTGTTCAATCTCTTGATGGAACAAGCTATGAACCACTTACTTTTAGTTTAACTGAAAATTTTATAGCTAAATTTTCTCCTCAAAATGGAGAATCAATTACAGGATTATTTAGAGTACCGAAAGCTTTACTACTTTTTAAAGAAAATCATATTTACCGTGTTTACGGTATTTCAAATGTTGACCCGTATCCAGCATATAATGTTGGAACATTCTCCCAGGAATCAATCGTCCAGGCTAAAGATGGAATTTATTTTCATCATTCTTCTGGTTTTTATAAATTTACTTATGATGCTCAACCTACTGAAATTTCTCGTAGAATTAGCGATGTAGTAAAAGCTATTCCTAGGTCTGCCTATCCTAATATAATTGGAGTTTATGATGGTGCTGATGCTGTTAAATGGTCTCTAGGTCCTCTTACATTTGAAGGAGTTACTTATAAAAATATGCAGGTTAGATATACTCTATCTACTAATGTTTGGGCTATTTACGACTTTGCAGATTTAAGTATTACAGCTTTAATTAGATACGATAATGGAA